AGATGCTTCATTAAAATCAATATCATCTTATACAGTAAGTGAATTAACTGATATATGTAAAAAATTAGATATAAATATTCCTATTAATGAAGATGGTAAGAAGAAATCAAAAAAAGATATTTATGAATTGTTGGTTTTAAATTATTAAAAAAAATTGAATAAGAATATAAAAATATGTATATTGTATATATATAGATATGAATAATTTTAATAAAACAGATAGAAAACCAAAAGATGATAAACCTAGATTACCGCCAAATGAACAATTAAATGTTATATCTCAATTCTTACTTAATAATTCAAATGGAAGAAATAATTATTATGAAGTTGAAGCAAAATTTGGCACTAGGGGTATAAAACCAATCACGAAAATAGATTATGATAATGTGGTACAAAAATTAAAATCTTTAGGTTATAAATCTGATAATGAACAAGGTACATATAGTTTAAAAATCCAATCAGAATTTTTAGATACAAAAACAGGTCAATTTAAGATGTCAAATGATTTTGATAGATTTCGAGTTGAAATAACAGGAATTCCAAATATACAAGAATATTGTAGAACTAATAGTTTAAATATTGTAAATGAAAAATCACCAAATAATGTAAAAATATTGAGAAAAGTAGATGTTAAAAAAGAGAAAAATGAAGATGAAATAATAGAAAGTGCTAATTTTGATGATTTTAATTTTAGAGTATCTTTAAAAAATGAAGAAACTATTAGTAAGACTGGAAAAATAGGTTTAGATATATTTGAAAAATGGAACACATCAAAAAAAGTATTTAGATATATTAATCGTGTATCATTTAAGAATAATGATTATCCTTTTCAAATAGATTTAAGTATTGTAAGAAGTTCATCTAAAAATGATAGAGGACGTATGAATTATACATATAATATTGATGAATCAAATGTATTTAATAATGTTGAAACATATGAGATTGAAATTGAAGTATTAGATTCAGCAAAATTACAATATAAAACTCCGATTGAACTGTCCAAAAATATGCAAAAAGTAATAAAAACTATTTTATGTGGATTACAAAAAACAAATTATCCTATATCATATCCAGAACAAAAATTTGTTTTACAGAGCTATCATAGATTACTATTTGAAGAGGAATATACTAAAAAAAAAGAGCCTTACATTCCAAAGGATCGAATATATCCAAGTGATTTTATTGGTCCAAGTTTAGTTACGCTTGATATACAAAATATTGGTCCAATAAGTTCATCTGTAATTGTTCCAAATATAACAGAACCATTAGCATATTGTGTTACAGATAAAGCAGATGGTATTAGACATTTATTATATGTAAATAACGCTGGCAAAATATATTTAATTAATATGAATATGAATGTAATATTTACAGGAGCAATAACAAGAGAAGCTAAGTGTTTTAATTCATTAATAGATGGTGAATTAATTTTACACAATAAGAAAAACGCATTCATAAATACATTTGCTGCGTTTGATTTATATTACTTTAATAAAATAGATGTAAGAGCACGACCATTTATAAAAACAGATTTAAAAGAAGAAAAATTCTTTACAGAAGGTTGCCGTTTACCAATGTTAAAAGAGTTTATAAAAATATTGAATCCATCTGATATAATGGTATCCGAAATAACAACCGATTCAATGAATAGAAGTCCAATAACCATAATATCAAAACAATTTTATCCAACATTTGATACAGTAACAAATAGTGAAGTTACAAATATATCATCATTTAACATATTTGAAGCAAATAATACTTTATTACGACGAATAGAAGATAAGTTATTTGATTATGAAATAGATGGTTTGATATTTACACCAACTTTGTTAGGTGTGGGTGGTAATAAATTTTTAGAAGCGGGACCAAAAAAGAAAATTACATGGCAACATTGTTTTAAGTGGAAACCGTCTGAAGCAACAAAAACATTTCCACAAAGTTACAACACAATTGATTTTCTAGTAATCACAAAAAAGGGTCCAGACGGATCTGATGTTATTACACCGATTTTTGAAAATGGTATAAATACAAATGAATCTACTCAATATAATCAATATAAAACATTAGTATTGGCTGTTGGTTTTGATCAAGATAGACACGGATATATAAATCCATGTCAAGATTTATTAGATGATAAATTTATAAATCAAAAAGATATAGACGATGAATCGGGATATAAACCAAAACAATTCTTTCCATCTAATCCATATGATCCATTAGCTGGTTTGTGTAATATTATGTTAGAATTAGATAGTAATGGGTTATATCAGATGTTTACAGAAGAACGACAATTATTTGAAGATCAAATGGTTGTTGAGTTTAGATATGATATGAATCGTTCTGGATTATGGAAATGGATTCCAATGCGTGTGCGCTATGATAAAACAGCAGATTTTAGAGCAAATCAAGGTGTAGGAGCAAATGATTATACAACCGCAAATAATAATTGGCGTTCAATTCATAACCCTGTGACTGAAACTATGATAGCTACTGGCACTGAAATTCCAGGAATAGAAGTTGCTGATGATGTTTATTATAATAGTATAACAAGTGATAAACTAACACAAGGAATGCGTGATTTTCATAATTTATTTGTAAAAAAAAGTTTAATTCAAGGTGTATCAAGACGTGGAAATATATTAATTGACTTTGCTTGTGGTAAGGGCGGCGATATGCCTAAATGGATTGCTTCTGATTTATCGTTTGTATTTGGTATTGATATTTCAAAAGATAATATTGAAAATAGATTAAATGGTGCGTGTGCTCGATATTTAAATTTTAAAAAAACAACAAAAGCAATGCCATATGCTTTATTTGTTCACGGGAATAGTGCGTTAAATATAAGAAGTGGAACAAATATGTTTAGTGATAAAGCAAATGAAATAACAAAATCTGTGTTTGGAATAACAGGTATAAATAAATCATTGGGTCCTGCTGTAGCGAGACAACATAGTAAGGGTGTAAATGGATTTGATGTATCATCGTGTCAATTTGCTATACACTATATGTTTGAAAATAAGAGAACGTTTTATAATTTTATAAGAAATATAGCAGAATGTACAAAATTAAATGGATATTTTATTGCTACGTGTTATGATGGAAGAACCATATTTGATAGATTGAAAAGAAAGGTTGAAGGTGAAAATTGGGAAATATATGATAATAATAAAAAAGTGTGGTCAATAACAAAAGCATATACATCAGATACGTTTGAAGATAATGAGAGTAGTTTGGGTTATAAAATAGATGTGTATCAAGATTCAATTAATCAAACACTTTCGGAATATTTGGTTAATTTTGATTTCTTGACAAGCACAATGGAAAAATATGGATTTGCTTTAATAAATAGAGATGAAGCAAGGCAAATGAAGTTGCCGGAAGGAAGTGGAATGTTTTCAGAATTATATAATTCAATGATGTTTGAAATAAAAAAAGATCCAAATAAGGCAAAAGATTATAAAGATGCTCCAAATATGAAAAATTATGAGAAAGATATTTCATTCTTAAATCGCTTCTTTGTATATAAAAAGATATCAACAAGAAACGCAGAAACTTTAACAAAAACATTATTAGATCAATTGCCAAATGAACTTGAATTTGAACAAAGTCAAACAATGATAGCTCGTGAAGCAGTAAAAGAGGCAGAAGCAGCTTTAAAGACAAAAACAAAGAAATTAAACGAAAAATTAAAATTACAAGCAGCAACAGAAGCATTAGAAGAAGAAAAGCCATCAAAACCTGTAAAACCCAGAGCTAAAAAAATAAAACTCTTGTCAGAGAAACCAGTAATAGAAGAACAGAAACAAGAGCCAATAGTAGAAGAACAGAAACAAGAACTAATAGTAGAAGAAAAACAGAAACAAGAGCCAATAGCAGAAGAACAACCTGTAGCAATCACAGAAGAGAAACCAAGAATTGTACGTAAAAAGAAAACGCTTAAACTAAGAGTATAAATATATAACTTTAATTAAATAAGTAAAAAAGATATAAATGTTATTATTTAGTATTATATAATAACATTAATGAACTATTATATAATTCCAAAAAATAATAATAATATTAAAATAAAGTTAAAACTAACAACTGAATTGATTACACCATATATATCTTATAGTCTAATTTTTTATTTGAATGAACTATATGACCAAATATATAAATTAGAAAATGAAATTCCTTCAACTGAAGAACAGTCTATTGAATATATAAATAAAATTGTAAATCCTTTTCAATTTATTCATACAAATGTTCCTGGATCAGTATTTTCAGTAAGTAAAGTAAAACCAGACGCAAATATATTTTTTGAGTTAATGGAAGTATTTCAATTATGTAATATAAATGAAATATTATCTTTAAAACACAAAATAAGCATTGCTCATTTAACACCAAATCATAGTTCAACAGATTATTTATTAAATATGTTACGAGAAGACAATAAAGATAATATTATATGTGAAGATTTTAATTATGAAAGAGTGCGTGAAATATTTATAACTAACACCTTTTCTCATAATTTAGATTTAATAATATGTGAATTCAATATAGATGATTATACAAATTCAAATAAATATATTAATAATATGCTGTTAATATTGTTGATAATTTTAAAATACCAGACAAACCAAGGAATGTGTATAATAAAAATAGACAATATATTTTATAAAGTATTAATTGATATAATATATATATTGTCAGGGTTATATGATAAAATGTATTTATTTAAACCATCCATAAGTAATATAACAACAGGTGAAAGATATATAATTTGTAAATCGTTTAATTTAGAACTGATTGATGTAGATGGTGTAAATGAAATTATGAATTATATTAATATGGATAATAATATGTTTATAGAATCATTAATATCAAATGAAATTCCATATTATTTTTTAAATAAAATAGAAGAATCGAATATAGTTATAGGTCAACAACAATTAGACTCATTTGATCAAATAATAAATATATTTAAAAATAAGAATCGTGAAGAAAAAATAGAGTCTCTAAAACGAATTCATATACAAAAATGTATTCAATGGTGTGAAAAAAATCAATTGCCTCATAATAAGTTTATTGATAAGATAAATATATTTTTAGCTCCAAAAAAGAAAGATAGTGAAGAAAACGTGATTCTTTAAGTTATTTACAAATATATAATTAAAGTTTATCAAAATGTAGTTCTTTATAATTATTACTTAAAAATAATACGATATTAATATTATAATGATTGAAAATGCTGATATTGTAGTGGGTTGCTGTTTTGGCGACGAAGGTAAAGGTAAGGTAGTATATGATTTATTAAAATCATATAAATATGATTTATGTGTTCGTTTTAATGGTTCAGGAAACGCAGGACATACTATTTACAAAAATGAACAAAAATTTGTTGTACATCAATTGCCAGTTGGTGTATTAACAGAAAATACATATAATCTTATATCAAGTGACTGTTTGATTGATATAATACGATTGAAGAATGAAATTTTAGACCTAAAAGAAAAAGG